TGATCCTTTCATAGTATTGTTCACTATCCATTAAAATCTCCCTGATTCTTGTTTTAATTGATCCCACTTTTGGGCCATTTCTTTTACAATCAGTTCTAAATCTTGGATACGTTTACGGTTTTCGTCTATAAATTTCTCGATTTCTAAATTTGTTTCTGTTTCTGTTAAACCTTTCAGCCTAGAGCGTTCATAACTTCTACTTAATTGCTTAGTTAGCCACATCCTAACGTACTTCATCGCTTTTAACTCCTAGCTCTATTTCAACACCATTTCTTTTTTTAATAACGTAAGGTTTAACGTTAACGGATACTTCATTGTCTTTATGCATTTGTAAGATTTTAGATAATAAGTCTAGGGCCCTTGTTTTGTCATGTAATTTCACTTTAGCATTCACCGATTTATCGGTTTCATTTACTGTAAATTCAGATATGGCCCTTTTGGCCGATTCTGAAACTGTGCTAAAGTCTTTAATCTCAAAACCACTCGGACCAAATCTACCTAGATCTTCAAGGTTGGAAAAAGCCACTGAACATATTTCTTCTACAATACGCTCTTTTAAAGCCATTTTTGTGTCAGCAAATGCCTTTGCTCTAGCTTCGATTTCTTTTTTTATATGTGGTTTTTTCAATAGCTGATAGCCATACATCGCTGGATTAGCCTTGAATCCTGCCTCTTCTGCTGCTCTTTTAGCATTGAAGTGAACCATATAACTCTCTACAAATGCCGCTTGCTGAGCGGTAAATTTGCTTACATTTCCCATAAAACTACCTATATGATTGAATGCCCATTACTAATCATTGGTTTTTACCTAATTTTTATCTTAATTATAAATGTAAACGTAGCAATCAAAGTCCTCAACCGCACCTTCTGCTTTTTGTGCTTCTACTTTGAATACGTGCCTATCGTCAAAGCCTAAAAAATCGCAAACTGTGTCTTCTGCTGGTTTGATTCTATTTGATACGTCTAATTTTTTGGGTGTGTTTGATTTTTTTACATATAGTCGTTTTGAAGGAAATCTAAATATAAACTTTAAATGAACCTTAGCCCCTAATAAATTGTGTTCGATTTCCTCTCTCACTTCAACCAAATGGGGCCTATTGAGAACAGCCCACATCATTGCTGAGGCCTTGAACTTTTTCAAAGCTTGACTTGATACCCGTTTACGACCAACTGTTGCATAACATTGATTAACAGACGGTGGCATGGGCATTTTTTCCAGCTTCCCTAGAAGGATCATGGTGGTATATAGCCCATAGAAGGATTGGCCCTTGCGCTAACAAGGGCACTCACTCACTCATCACTAGTATAGCGGATTTGCAATGAAACATGAAATAACTAAGATTTTCAACCTCTTTGAGGGTGATATTACAAGCGCGGCAATGTATGTTCATTTAATCACCCTTCTCAATGCTAATGCGCGAATGCGCATTTCTCTGTCTGAGGTTTCCAAAAAGACAGGGTTTAGTCGCCAAAAAGTTAGGTCAATATTGTCCCGCCTTCAAGAAATTGGTGTCGCCAAAGTTTTTTTTCTACCTGGAATAGGTGCCGAAATCGAGTTAGACCATGGGTTACTTGTTCAATTTGTTACAGGTGCTATAACATTTCTTACCGGACCTGTTCAATTTCTTACCGGACCTGTAAAGAATATTACCGGACCTGTTCAAAATGTTACAGGTTTGACAAGTATGTCAGTTTCGAGCATACCTAAGTTAATACCTTTAGTTAATTCCTCCTCCATAAGCCCAACGACTAAAACAACGGCTAAGTTAGAGACTAAAACAAAGTCTAAGACTAAGTCACGGCGGAAGATGAAACCTAGATCAATCCCCCCAGAAGTTAAAGAGCTAGCCAAGGAATGGTATGACTGGGCACTCACCAAAGGCACCACCAGCCGGTACAACCTAGAAAAGTTTGAAGACGCTATCCTAGCCATGACCAAGGGCACCCAGAAGACCTTCGAAGACATCAGGAATATGTTTGAATTTATTAAGTCAGACGAGAAGGATGAAGGCTTTTGCTACGCTGAAAACTTCATTTCACCTTGTACCTGGAAGAAGGAATGGGCCAATGGCTTAAGCAAGATGGACAACGCATTCAAAGAAATGAAAAGACGTAAATTTCAGTCTGAAAATGAGAAACCAAAGATTACCCAGGAGAATATCTCTAATTTCTTTTGATTGAATCATCGAACGGAATAGTTTAATGGAAGGAGAATCAGGGGGCTGCCACACCCCCAAACAAGTAACCCCATTGCCAAGGAGTATCTCGATGAGTGATACATATGACCCCGTGCGCCCCGAGTCAAGCGGAAAAAAGCCAACCAGAAGTTTATTAGACTGCTTGAAAGATCTACCTGATTCAGATACTAGTCCAGAAATTGAAAAAGCCCGGAAGGCACGTATTGACGAGGACAACCGGCGTTTAGACGAAGAAATGAGGCAAAGACATAAGCTTATGGCATTTAGATCAAACACAGGTTTAACGGAAAAAGATCAAGAAAAAGGCTTTAATAACATTGTTGTGACTTCTCCTGAAATGCAAGCGGCAGTGGACTTTGCCAGCGTCTGGGATCCAACTTGCAACTTTGGTCTGTTTATCTATGGAATGCCAGGAAACGGCAAGACTCATCTTATGAAAGCCGTAGCCATTGCTAATGCCACTTCTAAGTACCAGTTTAGGTTTAGAACTGTGTCCGATGTTATGGACCAACTAAAGGATTGGGAAAACCGAGAGTTATACCACGAGCAACTAACCGCACCCGATGCCCTTATCCTCGACGATCTTGGCACTGAAAAGGCCTCGGAATACGAACAGAACCAATTGTTTAGGATTCTGGAACATAGAAAAGAACTTGGTAAGCATATCTTTATGACCTCTAACAAGAGAATGGACGAATTACAAAAACAATACCACCCTAGGATTTTTTCTAGGCTTGGTGAACTTATGGCCTTTTACGAGAACCTAGCACCGTCATACCGAGTCTACCTTAACCGGCAACACGCTCAAGAAATGCAACGGCGGATACAGGAACTTAAGCAAAAACGTGGTCAAGATGAAGATCAAAAATCGTGAATTAAATACGGGGGTTTGGGGCTATGGAGAAAAAGATCATAAGTCTTTCTGAGGAAAGAGAAAAACGCGAAAAGGCTAGAAAAAGATTGGTCATGCCTACCAAAAACTTGGCCGATTACTTGACGTTTAAGCAGATAAGCCGAGAGGTTAAGCGGGGAAAGGCGTTGATAGCTAAAGGATATTAGGTACAGACCCCATAGAGTGAGCCCCCTGTTCTTAGGCATTTGCCACTGAAGCCACATTGAATATCATAACTACAGCTTTGACCCTTCTTATCAAGATTCCACTTAGGCTTATAAGGATCTCGATCTTTGGGTGGGTCAGGTGTATATCGATTACCTACACAAACCCCCTTAAGATCGTAACCAGTTTTGACACATTTGGAGCCAATGTCACAATCAATGTCAAAGTTACAAGCCAATGCTTTCGGGCCTAAGAATAGCCCTATGATTAAAACTAGATACTTCATGATTACCTCCTTAAAAGTTCTCAAGATCTAACCATTCCGCGTCTATATCATCTTGGTCTACTATTAAACCGTCTCTAAACGTAATCTCACACATGAACGCATTGCAAATTATTGAATCGCCAGAAAAGTCTTCCCATCGCCAGACCTCAAAAGGATCTTTTTTTGTTAATGCGTTAGGCTGACCAATTAAAGCTAAGACCTCGGCCTTGGTAGAGCCTCGACAAAGTCTGCCCGCCATGCAATTGTCTGCATTATCCCTTGGAATTTGTTCACCATTCACACCTATGATTACGTTGATATTGGTCGCGGCGTTGACTACAATGTTATTTGTCTCGTCCGAAGTCGGACCTCGTGACGAGGCATCGCCGTTTTCATCCATATCTGTGTCCTCAGTGTTTTCAGTGTTTTCAGTGGCTTGTTGCTCTTTTGGCTTCTCCTCCTCTAGAGCAACATTCTCTTCACTCTCTTGGCATTGAGTATCATAAGACTTACAGCCATCTGGTTCCTCTGGCTTGTAATCATCTGGATCAAAACCGCACCCAAACAGAAACATAATTAAAATTAAGTACTTCATGACTAGGCCCTCCTCTGAGCTTTAAGCGTTTGGTAAACATAAGTTCCTAAGAGCTGTTCATAAACTTCGGGATAGTTAAGATGAAGTGTATCCAGATCAACTTTTTCCCTTTCGTTCTCAAATAATGCCATAAACACGTCTCCGTATTTCTTTTGAGTTTTATTGTACTTATTAAGGTCTTCAACAAAGTACTCCCTTAATAGTTTTTCTCTCCGTTTCAACTGATTGATTTGTTCTCTGACTTCAACAAACTCTTTTGCTAATTTGCTTTTCATCCTCTCCTCCTTTCCTGGGCCTTAACCCATTCTTGAATTGTCTCTTTTATGTATCGAATACTCCCCCCTATCTTGACATAGGGTGGACCGTTTCCTTCTTTCCTCAGCTTAGCCAACGTATAAGGTGATACCTTTAGTATTTCAGCGGCCTCTTTTTCGGTTAAATATTCAGGCAACTTTCTTTCTCCCCTTTAAAATCATAATAAATAGGTTTTTGGCTGGGCTAATAACTATAGAATATCGTCTAAAATCAAAGCGTTTAGTACCTGTTACAGCCATAATCTCTGTTCTAGTTACTCCAATTAGATTTGCGGCCTCTTTAGCTGTTAACAATAGATTAGTCTTAGCCATCCATCTTAAAACTAAAGTCTTATTGTAACGGAAGTGCGAAACACCATTTTTGTCTATCACCTTAGAATAAGGTGGTCCTGATCGGTTCGTTACAGTCTCATTTCTAGACCTAAGAGCTTTTAATACTCCCGCTGGTATTCCGGTTAATTTAGATGTGTCTGACGTGTTCATAATCACCTCCCCTCAAGAAAGGGTGGGTTTTTGGTTGCGTTCGGTTACGTGACTCTGACGTGTTCATAATCACCTCCCGCCGCCTTATATATGTCTTAACGGCATTCGGCTATAAATATTTAGCGATTTCTAGATATTTGTTGTATTACACCGGTTTTAATGGGTTATTTTTGTCATTTTTCTAGTTTAGATTTTGGTGATAAAATCCTCATATTATCACCACGAAAGGCTAAGAAATGGATATTAAAGAAACTAAAGAACTTGTCGGATTTGGTTTACACCTAGCTTCTGCTATTAAAGATGCTATGGATGATGGAAAGATGAATATCTTGGATTTTCCCAAATTCTTTAAAGTACTTAAAAAGCTCAAGCCAGCTTTAGACGGAATTGAGATGATTCCATCCGAGTTAAAAGACTTGGATGATGCTGAAAAGGCTGAGTTGATGGCCGCATTTCAAGACAAATTTGATATTGGCAACGCTGATCTAGAAGCGAAAATTGAAATGGCTTTAGACGCCAGTCTTAGCTTGCTGCGTTTGGTGTTGGATTTTAAAAAAAAGTGACTTATAACTCTGACTTCGACTTCAAGGCTTTGGTCAAGCTGTCTAATTCTGACTCCGTAAAGCACAGTCTTCTTCATGCATTGGCCAGAGCCGAGTCATCTTTGAATCCTTATGCTGCACGTTTTGAACCAAATTGGTCATATCATTATAATGTTGGTTTTTGGGCCAAAAAATTAGGCATCACAAGAGCAACAGAGCACACCTTTCAAGCCACGTCTTGGGGTCTTATGCAAGTCATGGGTACAGTTGCCCGTGAACTAGGTTTTGATAGACATCTCACTGAACTAGTAAATCCTGAATATAACGTAATTATAGCTATTCGTAAGCTTGATCTACTGTTTGAAAAATACGGTAAATTAACGGACGTTATATCGGCTTATAACCAAGGCTGGCCAAAGAAAAATGCCGATGGAACATACGCAAATCAGCGTTATGTTGATAAGGTTTTAGGATTTGTACATAGCTCTTTTCCCTGATATACAAGGGTTTGCTCAATATCTTATATATCAGAGAAAGGATAAACTATGCAAAATAACCAAAAAATTGAAAGTATTTTTGACTTTGAAATGACTGACTTCGAGACAGTGCCACAGGGCCAATATATAGGAATTTTCAAAGATGTCCAGAAAACTCACCATGATCAATGGGGAGATGGTGTTATGTTCATTTTTGAAATCGCTCAGGGTGAGTATAAAGGCCAAACGGTAACGAGGATAGGCAAACCTAGTGCTACTAAATCTAATGCCACTGGTAAGCTTATAGCAGGCATTTTAGGCCATTTTACACCCGGCCAAAAAGCTGACCTTAGACCTTTTGTAGGTAAGTTTTACAATATCCTAATGGAGCCTACACAAGGTCAAAAAACTAGAATAGGCCAAGTTTGGCAGTATAAAAGGCAACAGCAGACTATGCCTGTTAGACCTAATACAATGGACGATCCATTCACGATTGACGATATACCGTTTAATTAAATCAAGAGGCTGGGGTAAACAGTGTTTACTTTGAGGCCTAAAAAAAGAGGACTGTGCCGGTGATCAAATAGCTCAGTCCTCTCGCTTAGCAGTCACATGCCCCTAGATATTTTATAGTATAGGATTTTTGATTTATATGAAAAAAAGATAAAAAAAATGAGCCTCAGTTTTCCTATCCTTGTTTGGTTCAACCTCCGGCTTGTTTCCTGTTTGGCTTTCCTTACAAGTCCCCTGTTCGGTTTTACCCTTACATCTTTCTCGTAATTCTTTCCCTACTTGTTTCCTGCCTTCGTCCCCAAACAAATCAAGTTCAGTTTCGGCTCAAGAAGGAATATGCATAATTAATTATTTTCTGTCAATAAGTAGATCCAACTTACCTTCTATTCGGCCCAAACGTTTGTCTAAATCGCTCAATCTTAAATTAATTTCTGTTTTGGATTGATAAAATTCCAACTTAAGCTCTGATATTTCTTCACTATTTCTAGTTGCTATTGAATGTAGGGTGGTAAGCCATACCGCACCGCCCATTAAAATCGCCAAGGCTCCCAAGGGCGCAGTCCAATTATTCAATAAAGCAGTTAAGGTATAGTCGTTTTTAAGCATATTAATCTTCGTATTAATTGGATTGATAAACATGCTATGCTAGTTTATCGTCTTTTCCCTGCTCTATCATCTTGTTCTTTTTCCCACAAAGCTTGATCCGACCAATACTTAGGCGTTTTTTTCTTTGGCGGTGTAGAAAAAATACCTTTTCCAGGTATCACAATCTTTTTAGGACTAGGTTCTGAAGCTTTGCTAGCTTTCGCCTTTGTTACAACTTTCATTGCGTTAAAAGAATAGGCCAAAGAGGTTACACTAATGACCAAAGTCAAAAGGCTTATAATTATTGCTGCAATAACCATTCATCCCTCAAGATCGATACAAGAGTACAGTTGATATAATTGCCATTGCGATAATAATAATTACGCCTAATTCCATCTTTAGTCATTCCTATGTCTAAAAATGTTTTTAAAGCAGGATTGCCATCAAAGGTCTCACCCCAAACACAATTAAGGTTTAGGTACTTAAAAGCGTGGTCTATTAAGGTCTTTAACGCCCTTTTGCCATAGCCTTTTTTTTGGTGTTCTGGGCCTATATATAAACTAAATTCAGCCCTAGAATTGACGTTATCAATTGAAGTTAGGCCAGCACAACCAACCAGTGTAGGAAATGCTTTTGTTGTCCCTAACTCCGTTGTTCCTGGATAAATAATCGAATAAAACTTTTTATCGTGGCAACTATCCACCGAATACCAATAAGCATCATGTTGCGCCTTAGTAATAGGATCGTTTTGTCGGCACCATTTCCAAATGTCATAGTCATTACGCCAGTGAAAGAACTGATCACGGTCGCTGTAAGTTGTATGGCCTAGATAAATGCCGTATACATGATCAATCATTTCTGACTCCAATCTGTTTTATGCTGATAAAGCATAACCTTTTCTATAAATTCAACCAATTCCAGTTCCGTTTTTGGATATGCACCAAAGGTTTCCTTTATTAGGCTTTGATATTCGTTAACTGCCCCTTGGGCCTTCGTCTGTTTTGATTTAATTATGTTTTTCAGATCTTGAATTGATTCTACTTCTAGTTTTTTTGTTTCGATTCCACTCATGATTTAAATCCTCATAGTCCTTTATCATATCTTTAATTGCGCGTTTCATCTTATATTTAAGGCTCTGACTTCTAATTGAATTATATAAATCGTTAAGACAATTGGTAATATCATAGATTGTTGTTCTAGTTTGTAATCTCATTTTCTAGCTTTCATTGAAAATGGGGACCTCGGTAATTCTCCTAAAAGTTTTGGCTTCGTTTTACTCATCTTTAAAATTATGTCTTTGCATGATTCAAGCGTGTTTTCTAATAAAGGTATGTGACTGTGACTTATAAACCAGGATTTACCAAACAAAATCCCAGCTAAACAAGCTTCTTGAAAAAACAAGGCAATGTTTTCTTCATTACCCTTAAATACCCCTCTAGTTGGGTATCCTTCTATGTGAAAGCTTAGTTCTTTTGAGGCCTCGTTAAATCCCTTCAGAAACTTTTCCCCAGCTTCCCAAAGTCTATCAATATGAAATTCTGGTTTAGTTCTTATAGTGTCTATGACTGCGTTACATGCCGCTAGTGCGGTTATTTCACCGGCATAGGTTGAAGAAACAAAATAGTCATTGTCTAGTATCTCTTTAGGCCCACCAACTGCGGCTAAGGGGTAGCCGTTACCGCACGCTTTACCAATAGTTATTAAATCTGGGATCACGTTATAGTGCTTAGACACAGATAGAGACTTATATCTAAAGCCTGTAATGATCTCGTCAAAGATAAGAAGAATGCCATTTTCATCACAAATCCGACGAAGTCGGTTTAAATAATCAATTCTCTCTTTTGACGCATCAATGGCTATGGGTTCTGTAATAATAGCCGCAACACTTAGAGGGTACTTTGTTAAATACTCCAAAGTTAAGGGCTTAATATATTCATGAGGTGGAACACCTTTGGCCGGTGGAGTAAGGCTAGTAAAAATATCTGCCCATCCATGGTAATATTCAGATAATATCACATTTCTTTCAGTATAGGCCCTAGCCATTCTTAAAGAAGCTAATGTTGCTTCTGTTCCCGTCTTTAAAAACTTCCACCTTTGGGTCCAAGAAAAACATTGCTTTAACTTTTCGGCAACTTCGACTTCGAGAATATGAGGCAAGCTAGGGCTTTTGCCTTGATGCCGATATTTCTCAACTTCTGACTCTATTAATGGATGTCCATAACCTAGAAGATTAGTGCCTAAACCGCCAGCAAAGTCTACGTATTTTTTATTTTCTGTATCAATGAGGTAAGGACCGGTTGAGGCCTTGATATGGGTTGGGTAGACTCCCTTAACGTGGGAATTCCAATGCTTTGAATTTGTAGTCGTTCCTTGCCCAATCGCATTCTCGGCCCTATTCTTATAACTCATAATCATATCCTAAACATAAAATACATTTTCCTGACCAACGTCCATTTCGGCCAAGCTCTTTTTTTTAAAAAAGTTACTTATTTTTGATTCAGCTTCGTCTAGTTCTGCCTGGGTATCGACTGATAACTTTATATCAGACATATCTAGGCGATTGAGGAAATGACCCCTTTTTAAATGCGTAGGCTTTACCTCCCTTAACCGCACTGTTACATGTTCCTTTTCGGCCTCAGTCTTAGCCGTGCGGTTTAACCAGTTCAGAGCTTTTATACTCATTACTTCAATATCACGCCCGTCTAACTCTGTTCTTATTTTAGGGTCTACGTTTGATAAGTAATCAATATGGTTATTAACAGCTTTAAATATATGGTTGGTTATCATAAACCCAGTTAAAAAGGGACAATCGCCCGTTATTCGACAAATATAATCGGCCCTAAACTTAATTGCGCCATCAACATACCTTGAAAGAACATCAAATTCGTCCCCCTCAATAATGGGAATTTGGTTATAAGCCTTTTTGATTTCATCATCGTATGGGCAAAGAATAGCAACATAAACTTCTAAATCACTTCGTCTACGTATAAAATTAGCAGAATCCAAACAAGCATTTAAAACCCATGTCAAAACTGGCTTATTATATAGTTTTGTTAGGGCCTTACCTGGCAATCTTTGGCTAGTAGATCTAGCTTGAATACCTATTAAAACCCTAGTCATTAGTCCTTCCTAATATGGATATAACTTCCGTGCTCATATTCAATTGCTTCTGTTTCTTCTTATTTGCCTCAATCATTTCTACAACTTTGTCATGGGCGCTGTTTATGTATTCCATGTTTCCGGTTGGGTTCTGTACCCAGTCTTGAATCATGTCAACGTAGGCTTGTTCCATGTCTGCAAGCCCCAGTTCATGCCCGTTTATGGTGCATTGCCACCTAGCACTATCGGCCTTAATTTCACATTCACCCTTAGCCAAACCAATGATATTAATACAGTCCCACAAAAGGCCGTCGTTACCAGTCTTATAAAAGTTATATGAGGTTTTGCCCACAGTATCGGGCTTTGCTAGGTATTTGTATTGGTTCACCATTCTTACGTTAGTTGGGTGTTGCCAATTCACGCTACATTTCGCAATAGGCTTTTCACATAAAATAGGAATCCCGTTAACGTAACCATCAAAGATTTGAACGGCATCAAGGTGGGTCACAGTAGGGGTTGCAATAATTACCCCGTCTATTCCGTTATCTTTAACAAACGTTGCTTGTTGACTAAAAGAATGGTCGTTGTCCATTCCAAAAACTTCTAGGCCTAATTCTTTTTTACAAATTAGGGCGTACCTAGTCCCCATGTTTCCACTGAGACCAGAGATAAAAATCTTTTTTAACATGCTTACCCCACTATCGGTTCAACCAGGTGCTTTAACTCTTCCAGGCTTAAACGTGGTGAATTGTCGGACCTAATACACTGTTGATGGTCTGAGTGAAGGCATTCATGAAGCTTTTCACCTGGTCTAATACCTACAACCTCAACATCAAACTTTTTAATGCCCAAAACGTCGGCTATAGCTGTTGCCATGTCGAGGACTGGGGCCGCTTTCATGTCGGGGTAATTGACCCTTGTATTGTCACCTTTGAAGGTAAGCATGTAGTTAACAGCGTCTTCGATTCTCATCCAAAATCGAGTCATACGCCTATCAGTTATATAAACCTTGTTCTTTTCCTTTAAGGTCTTAGCAAAGAGATTAACAGCCGACCCCCTAGAGCCTACAATGTTACCCCAACGAAAGACGTTAAACTGTGTTGAGAAAGGTCCGTTTTGATTGAGGTGTAACAAATACCTTTCAGATATTGCCTTGGTCATTCCATAGACATTGATAGGTAAAACAGCTTTGTCCGTTGAAGTAAAATAAAATTCCCTAACACCGTGTTTAATTGCAGCCTGTGCCGAATTAATAGTTCCAACAATGTTAGTCGCATAAGCCTCTTCGGGGTTTTCTTCTAAAACATCAACATGCTTTAGTGCTGCAACATGAAAAACGGTCTTAATCCCTTCCATAGCCTTGTTTAAGCTTTCAGGGCTACGAATATCACCGAGTACAGTTTTAAGACCTGGGTATTTATGCCTTAGTTCATGTTGTTTAAGCTCGTCCCGACTAAAAACCACGCAATCACTCACGTCCAATTGATCTAAAAGGGCTTTGCCTAGGGTTCCAGTGCCACCAATTAATAAAACGGATCTTGTCAAAACCCCCTCCATTGTATGATTGAATCTCTTTCCACAACCTCAATCTTAACCACACTAGGCCCTGATAATATTTCGGCTAATACCTCTTGTGCGGTTGCATCAGGCTTTTTCTGCTTGGATTTTTTGTGAAGTCTAAAGACTAGATAGGCTAGGGCTAAGTTCGTTAAAAAGCTTAGGCCCATGGCCAGAGTTGTAAAACTAATCATATAAAATCAAACCTATATTTTAAGTGTAACGACTCCAAGATATGGTAAAGCCTCTTGCACTCATATCTGTTGTGTTTGTATTTACTGGTGCAAAATCTTCTGTGATATGATCCATTCTAACTTGACCAGCTGACGTAATAATTACCATACTCATTCGATAAGTTGCAGAGGTTCTTAATCTTAATATAGCGGATACATCTGATCTTGGCCTCATCCCAGCAGGAATCAAAGCAGAGGAAATATGATTATTATCAGAATTTGCTAAGGCAAAATCACTATCCACTGACATACTGACCGTATTTCCTGATTTAGACAATCGCATGGTTCCAGCACTAAAATCATTGTCTAAAGTTGTTGTATAATTATCTTCAATTGGGTTGATACTAAACCATTCAGTGCCATTACACATAATCGTAGCTTTACCAAATTCACCATAAAGAATTTGTGTCGTATCACCATCAATAGTCTCAGAACCTTCACCATCAATGGTTAAAGATCCTGATGCACTATCAGCTTTGATTATAGTTAACACGCGGCCTGTGTTATCAGCGGCCGTTGGTAAAGTCACAGTTCGAGCTGTGGTCGAAGTAGTCATTAATATAACACTGATTTCGTCTGTGTCAGTTACAGTATAATCCCCTGATTTAGCCGAAGAATAGAGTCCAAACTGTTTTATAGCCGCACCAGCCAAACCGAAGCCGGTAAACCCGCCTATGTTAAGATCTGCACCATCGGCCGTGGACTTTACAAACTCAGTCGTTCCACCATCGAAGTAAATGGCCCCACCGTCGGTGGTGGTATTGTCCAAGGCTAAGGACTGCCAAGTCTGAGTTGCATCACCCAAGGTATTACTTGCCGCAGTCTTAGGGTCTAGGTCTGAGGCAATTCTACCAGTGACCGTGATATCGTCACTTGTGGCATTACCCAAATTTACCGCACCATTTAAGGAAACAGTACCCGCACAAGTTAAGGCGCTAATACTAAAGTCTTTAGTTCCGTCTGAGGTGCCATCTATGATGTCCTGAAAGTTGGTATTAACTTCCGTGGCGTCGGCTGTAGTACCGTTTGAAAATGAGTATGTAACACTAATATTAGCCATTTATTTCTTCCCTTTCTTAGGTACTGTTAGGCCTTTTTGTTTTTCTACTTTATCAAGGAAATCACTGTAACCGGGGTCATCAAGCATTGAGATATGAGCCGTGACTATACCGGCACCACCTTGTTTCTCAAAGGCCTCGCCAAGTATATCTAAAAACTTAACCGCACCGGTCTCTAGTTTTGAAGCTGGGCTTTCAATCAATTTAGCTAAGGCATCAAGTCTTTGGGCTACTGCCTCCTGGGAGGATAAACCTTTTTTTACCTTGTTTAAAACACCTTTAACTATTTCAGACTTACCACCACTTAGGACCGCACCTACAAGTCTAGGGCTCTTGATAGCGGTTTTGCCTATACCTCTTGCAATCGGTCCAGCTACACCAGCGGCAAGGCCTGTGACTCCACCGATAATAGCGCCTTTTTTTGCCTCTTCTAAAGTCTTTTCCTGAGCTTTACCTAGTGCGGTAACCGCACCGCCTGCCGATGCCTTACCTATCCCAGTAACACCTCTACCTATACCTTTGCCAATTTGCTCTGGAGCAATACCAAGGATTTTACCTATAACAGACTTACCAGGAACTTTAGTTAAGGCAGATATACCACCTCTAGTCATATCAAAAAAGTTTTTGGTCGGTTTAACCATTTTTAAGGCTTTTGCTCCTACCCCAAGTTGCCCCCCAATAGGTATAGCTAAGCCTGCTACCGCACCACCAACTTCTCCTGTTGCAAATAGCTCAGGAAATTTGGCTTCGGCTAATTTGTCTCTTTCCCTTTGACCTAATAACGCTTTCTCAAATGCTGGTTTAAACTCTTTTTTACTCAAAAAAGCCTGACCTGCTGCACTAAGGCCTGCGGCTATTTCATCAGCAAAACCAAAAGCTAGGCCTTGAGCTGCACCGCGTGCGGTGGCCTCAATCTTAGTCATAGGTTCATCTTTTTGTACTTTGAGGATAGTGTTTATGTTTTTTCGATCTTCTGAAGGCAATGCCTTAAAATCAGCCTCTAATCGTAACTGACCCAAAACTCGTTTACGTTGTGCTGGATTCATTTCGACAAATTCTTTTTCTGTTACAGGCATATTATTGTCCTATTAAGCTTCTGAATTCATCTAAATCTGATTCTAGTGCGCCCTCTGTTTCCGGCCTAGCTTCAATATCTCGTTCCAAATTTCTATTTAAAATACCAATGTCATCTAAAACAGATCTATCCTTAGGTATTAAGGTTTTCTTTTTCTTTACAGGCTCAAATTTTAAATCCAACACAACCATTTTTGGATCTAGATCTTGAGCCTTAGAAATACGCTCAAATTCTTGGTTAAAAGCCTTTTGTCTTTCTAAATGAACGTCATAGAGTTGGTCGGCCCTTCCAACAAAATCACGGCGTTGCGCTGGATTGAGTCTTTCACCTCGGAGAAGGTTATTATAAAGGTTTACAACTCTGTCAGGTATCCCAGCCGCGTTCTGTGCTGTTGCAAATTCGCCCTCTCTTACTACTGAACCAGGGTCTAGAAGTTTCATATAGTTAAATATTAGAGAAAGATCACCGGCTGCCGATGGCTTACCGGTGCCTACTTTTCTAACTTTTCCCACAGCTGTTGATACATCCTGGGTTATTTTAGTTTGAGGATTTTTTAACCATTCATTTCTCAAGCTTGTTTCTTGTTTTTGTTTAAATTCTTGTGTTTCTCTCGCTTCTTTTGTTGCTTGTCTTGCTTTCTCAACCCTAGCTGCTATTTCTGCTCTAGGTAGAAAAAGTCCTCGTCTTTCCTCGCCAGGAGGGGCTAAAGAAATAGCTCCAGCTGTACCTTCTGGCACTTCCTTAAATTGAGTTGCAAATTGTCTTTCCTCAGACCTTTGTAATCTTGCTTTAGCCTCAGGCACTGATTCAAGTTCCAGCTGGGCCTTTTGAATATTGGTTATGGCCGATGCTGCTTGAAGACCACCAAGGATGACATCAAAAAGGTCGCGTTTTCTTCTAGTCGGAGCTTGAACTTGAACAGCCATTTAGACTCTCCCTATTTGTTGGTTTCTCTGAGCCAAGGCCATGGCATCCTGAAAGGCCCGCCTTGTCTCTGGGAATTGTTCTGGTGGTAACGTTTGTAGAGCAGCCTGGGCCTCCGCTATGGCCCTAACAGGGTCACCAGCTAATGCCTGTTGTCTTCTAGACATGCCTGCTGTTTCAATTGATTGTGCTCTAGGTCTTTGTAGAAGACCAGCCGCAGTTTGTCCTGCGCCAGCCCCCATTAAAGCTCCTTGGGGTCCAGCTTGAGCACCAATAAGCGCGCCACCAACAGTTAATAACTTACCTAAACGGTCTTGCCTGGGTTGTAATGTAGGTTGAATAGCCATTAGAATATTTCTCCAAATTTCTTTACAGCCCTAGTTGTTGGCCCAAATAAAGGACTGCCTAAACTTCTAGGATCTTGAAATGGGGAACCAAAGATTTCTCCAAATGTCCCTCCACCACCGAAGATATCGCCTATTCCTGGTATTTCACCCAAACCAAGATCATCTAACAATCCTTTGGATGCATTTTCTAAGGCCATTCGTTTGTTGAATTCGATAGTGTCGGTATCTCTATCAAACTCACGTTCCCATTGTTTAATATTCTCGTCAAAGGCCGCTTGTTGTAGATCCATGCCCGCTTGTTGTAATTGTCTATTTAAGCGGTTTTGTTTTGCGCTAAAGGTTCTAGATAAAGACGCTTGCGACCTAGCAAATTCTTGTGCCCTCTGTCTTTCTGCTTCACTAAATTTTCTACCTTTTTGAGCTTCAAGTGCAGCAAAATCCTGAGTGCTTAGTCTTTCACCAGTCTGAAATTTACGCTGTATATCAGCCTGAGCAGCGCCGAATTCTCGTCCGACTCTAGCTTGTTCTGCTGCAAACCTTTGCGTGGCCTCTCTCTCACCCCGGCCAAATCCTCGAGCTACTCCGGCTTGTTCTGCGGCAAACCTTTGTGCGGCCTCTCTTTCACCTCGGGCAAATTGTCTAGCCTCAGCCGCTTCTTGTCGTCTTTGTCTTTCGGCAAGTTCTGCTAAGCCAACAGTTTCCTCTGCTCTAGCTAGCCTTTGCGCGCCTCTCTCTGCGGCTTGGGCTTCTGCTCTAATCTGAGCACCAGCCCCAACTTGACCTAGCTGGGCAAACCTTCGTCTAAGGCCTTCCTGCTCTTGTTGGGTTGCTGTTGTAGCGGCTTGTCTGGCTCTTCGTCTTAATATTTCAAAACGTTCTTTTAGTGGGTCATCGGCTGCCATTTTTACCTCTTACCCTTGATGTTATAGTTAAATCTAAAGCCATGAACTTTAAACCTTTGATCTGCTGTATTTTGATTACTAAATTTAAAGGCTATTCGTTTCCCTTTTGAGGTGCCTAAAAATATTCTTTTGTCTTCTTGGTTAGAACCACCACCCCAAGTAGCGTCACCCCAAGTAAAAGCTTGCCATAAAGTTGATTGTGGATCTAAATTTATTCTTTGAACATTACCAACACCCGAATCTGAATCTAATTTTATAATTAAATCCATAAAATACGCGCCTGGTTTATCAAAAAGTACTTGTAGAGTCCTAAAATCTTTTTGTACATCATCCTCGCCTTTGAGGCCTGAAAACTCCTTAGATTCCCAATAGGAGTCTATGGCAGTTCCTTCGTCATTGTATGACGATGTTTCAAGCTGTTTGACAAGTCCAGTTGCCGTGGATTCTCCAAAATACAATTTGTTATTATAGATAGTAAATTGAGTAGGATTAAGACCAGTATAAGGAACCCATGCACCACGTTTTCTTTTAGCCAAGTTTGATATTGAATAGTCATAGACATAAATCCTATTGTTTTCTGTGTTGCCGTCTCCATGTGTCACAGCAAGATAAAGTCTATTTTTAAAACTTATAGCGGATATATTACCTAGATATGTTTGTTGTATGTCGAACATATTAGGTTCGATCACGTCAGATTGTAGTTCTGAGCCTGCTACCGAAACAGTTAAAAACGTTGCACTTGGTTCTATCGTATCACCTTGTAAGGAAGCAAAACCAACAAATTCACCCCCTTGTGTAGCAGGAAACATAATCCTGTTTTCATACTCAATAGCACCGTAGGGTGATTTTGATCCTAATGTTGTTCTAGCTTGAACCACTAACCAATTAGAAGCATCAGTGTCAGGCATGTACACAATATAAGTATGTCTAGCTCCAAAGGCGACAATACCATTATCAAAAACCTCGATACCTTTTAAAAGATCACCTGAGTTATCCCCAATTCTTAAAAAGTTTGTGGCTTTAAAAACATAGGGATTTGCTAATTCTGAATACCACAAAAAGTTGCCGTTACTAACATCATTACAAAAAAGTCTATTCTGATGTTCTTTAACAAAAGAATACTGCGGTGGAACTCCCTGATCTGTTGGGGCTTCTGCTCCTAATTCGGCATCGTCTTTGTTGTCTTCATAGGTTGTGGTTGAATTGTCGCTAATTGTATCGACAAGTAGGAACGTTGTTCCGCTTGTGACTGTTCTATATAGTTTTCTAGCATTAACTCCATAAGACGCCGGTGCTGTTGGGATAGTGACATCAATGGAATCTGAAGTCGCGGCCAAAGTAGCGGTTGCGCTACCGACATCCCCCTCAACCACGTTTGTATTAACATAGGTCACCTTCCATCTATAGTCCCCTGTTAGAGTTCCATTCGAGGCAGTTGTTGCGGTAGGTGCCGATTGAGGTGAAGGTATGCCATGCCTAGTAAAAAGACTTCCGTCCCATTTATAAGGATTGGTCACACCTGACTGACCTATGAATAGGTAATTTTCATACTCAGCAGCACCAATTCTAACGCCTGAATTAAACACAGATTGAGCCGATGGAATTGTCACAAATGTAGTGGACTGGAGATCGTACATATCCCCACCCCCAAAGCATACCATCGTCTCAGAGCCGTCATTGTCATGACGTGTATAGAGTCCATCTATAATATGTGAGCCTATGGCTGAGGCTACAGACGTTGATCCTCCTCTTGTGCCTGCCGCCCCGTTTTCAAATAGAACATTGGCACAATCAGGGCTTTCATTGTCTGGAATTATAGTTTTTGCGAATTTAGTATCAAGGCCGCCGTCTAGCAGCAAACGACCAGAGGGAGGATATGCTCTATCAAAAAACGCGGTCATGTTAGCCCCAAGTGAGTTTGTGGCAAATCATCAACATTTTGTGTTCTCTTTGGCCCGTCTACGCCTCGTCGTTTTCTTTGCCATCGTATGGCTCTTTTAACGGCCTGGTCCCATCGATTAAAATAACTTTGTGCAACATTGGTGTTGCCATCTTTCATAGCCATATGGGCTAATACATAGTTTACTATGTCTTTTCTATAATGTTCTGGCGTGTCCAGGTTAGCGCTACCTGTTGTTTGTAGGTTGGGCCTGTCATAGGTAAAAATTCGAATGGTAAGGCTTGCAGTTCCTGGAATGGGTCTTAAATATATTGTACGGTCCCATAATTGATAGAAGTCAGGTGTTCCTGTGTCTGTAGTATCGGATTGGGAAAGGGTAAGAGAATCATCTTCTCTAAAAGTGGAATATCTTAGTTTATTACCATCGTATTCGATTCTTTTAATAGCTATGGCTGTTGTGGGCCATGAATATTCTCTTTGGCTTGCCACTGAGGTGGTACTATAAACTTTTTCAATGACTAAGGCCTCCTCAGCAAGGATTGTTTCAGCCTCATAAATCAGGTCATAAAAGTCTGAATCTGTAAAAAAGGTGTCGCCTGTGGCGTTGTATTTGCGCCTGGCGTCTGCTTGGATTTGGCTTGGTGTCGCCATGGTTTAACTCCACGAAGTTGAGGGATCACTTGCAGGCGTCCATGAGGTAGTGTCTGCACTTTCCTCAGTATAGTCTGAAATGATCTGATCTTCCCCTTCTGTCGTGTTGCCACGAAAAACGTGGTAAAACCCCGCAGAATCTATTAGTACAAGTCCATCTTGAACATTCGTTAAGGTTAAGGACTCAGCTATTGTTGGCCCTGTGTAATCTTTTATCACCGCACTAGTTAAATTTAAATCTTCGACTTCAATCAGTTTAGTAACATCAAAATTCAGGGCTGTTGTGTTGGTAATTGTCTCGGCTATAACCTTGCCGATTTCTACTACAACGTCTTGGTTACTTCGCCAATTATCGGTACCCCAAACTAAAGTACCCCACTGAGTTGTTGGGTCAGCCGCTGAAATCAGTAGGTAATTGTTAATAGTTTGGGTGAAGTCTGCCACATTAACCCACTGTTACCTTGGTCGTTACTGTGAGGGTATCACTTGCACCCTTATTAATAACTGACTCGGTATCTCGTGAGAACATTGTACCACCTGAATTTGCAGAAAATAACCCATACTCGGCAATGGCTCCTGTTCCAGAACCTGCGGCAAATGTCGCTACAACCTCATATAAGGCTCCCGAGGTATATGTCACTGTTCCAGTATGCCTAGATAATTCCGTGCCCAAGGCGGTATTACTAACAGCTTCAGCTGTTGCATCTGTTCCGATAGCTATATATCGCATTAAGAAAGTTGATGCTGCTGTTGCTGCCGAGTTCAAAAAAGAGGCTAAAAATTCAAGGCCGTTGGTCACCACAACGTTTTTACCAGATACCTCTTGTTTAACTTTACCATCGGACCCGGTTAGAACCATGTTCCAATGGCCCGTCATTTTCACGCCACCATATGTTCTTTCATACATAGTTCTATGCCTTTCGTTTCCGGCCTTTGGCTTCATTTATTGATGTTCTAGCCTCATTTTGATCATCCCATTGCTCACTATGAAGGTCAGAAGTATGTCCATCTAATTCCCATTTATTACCCGCAACATAACCGCACGCTTGGCAAACATAAGAACCAGCCTTATGCCTATTTTGTGCGAAGTTTTTGGCCTTGGCTAAGTCTTCTTTGTCTATTCTAAGCATTTTATAGGTTTCGGGCAGTGGCCTATCATCACCACCTAAAACAATAGGGGAGAAGCGTTTTACTAGAGTTTTCGCCTAATCCTCTTCTAATTCAATGCATTGTTTTGCTGGAACTTCGTAAAACTTGCCTGCAATTTCTTGCTTAAAAGGGTGTGTGTTATCGTTCCATACTCTGACCAACATAGATAGCTCCTAGAGTGAAATTCCTACTAAATCAAATTGGGCTGAAGTAGCAGTCATTGCGGTAGTAATTTCCACCTTGACATATTGCGCGCCCATAACTCCTACAGGAACATAAGCCTGTGTGACCGAACTATCAATGTCTATAATCGTTGGCGTTGTAGAATCCACCTGCGACTCATGGTAAAGATTTCTGTAAGTATCGCCTGTCGCCCTTGCAACTTGCAATCTCACGTTACAACCTGAAGCCATCGTCGGGACTCCCAACAAAACACGGTCAAAGGCTTGGCCTAAATCAACTTCAGCGGTCAATGTTGACCCTGAAGCCATAGAGGCCGTATAACCCATAGATCTTTTATAAGCCATTAGCGTCCCCAAACAGTGAGGTAAAATACATCGCCACTAGCTACACCAGTAACGCCTATAGATCCGACTGTGCTGGTTCCTGCTGCACTTTCATTAACTCTAATAGACCATGGGCTTGAAGCCATACTTTGAGGCGCAAACGATGCTCCATAAATATAGTCTAGACCTGTATCTATAACTTGTGTTGCGGCATCAGCCGTGCAACTTAAGATTTGAAATCTCATGTCACCAACAACACTCTCTTTTATTTTCGCGACTGTGAAAGCCATTTCGATGCCCTTTCTTAGAAAAGTAAGCGTCTAGTATTGTGATCAGGTTTTTCAATCTGTTCTTTGCCAATATCAGACATATTTAGTTCGTTTAAAAACATTCCAAGGGGCATCTGTGTTATAGCCCTTAAATTACCATGTGCATAAGAACCGAGAGTGCCACCCTCAGAACAATTTACCATCCATTGACTATAAAATTTAGTTTCTGGATTATTATCTGGGATACTTAAGGCCAAATATTCAAACCAGTTTTTAAAGTTCTTATATGATGGCCAAGTAAAAACTTTGTTACCAAACACATCATGATGTGGGATAACATGCCCTCTTTTTTGGTCATATTTGGAATCCCAAGAGTGGAACTTTTGATGCGTTTTGTTATCAAAACAGAAATCGGCTCCAACCATACCGACACGATGAACGCCTAGAATAGCTTTTGCAAAATACAGACAAGCGCCTAAGACATTGCCACCATTTCCGATATTGACATGAAAAGGTTCAATTTCCTCCATGGCTTCAAGATAGGCTTTATCTGGAACAGGCGCGGCAAAGACATAGATCTTACCTTGCCATTTCTTGAAAAGGTCGGGATGTGAACCAGTGAACGCTATTAACGTTCGATCCTTGGTTAATTTCCAGTACTCATCCTCGGACTTTTTACCGCCTTCGGATACCTCTTCAATAACTACAGGGCCGGCATCTAGGCTCACGTAGTAATCTACCTTAACGCCTAGGTCTTCAAAAAAATGAAAGTTATGAAGACAGGAAATAAGCGGAATGTCACCTTTGTTTAAAAGTTCTTTTCCGTTTACCCCTAGGCTTGGCCCTGAGCCGGCGCAGATTGCTACCCCGTATTTATTCTTTTGAAAAAGCTGGCCCACGCTGAATTCCTTGAATGTACCAAGGTATTCTTTGTTAGCTCTAGTATTATCAATCCAGGTTTTGCGCCATGACTCGATCGTCACCGAGTCATTGGAACAAGCTTGATTGAAGAGTTGAGCCGGCGCAACGGGTGGCTCATCAATGTAATCGTTATAGATGAGCGCAATTTCTGCTGTTCTCACTCTTTTAAGACTCCTTAGTTAGCGTTAATAAACGCTTGCCCTGAGGCTGAGGAAACAATTTCAGCCATTGCCTTACCAACAACTGGCCCATTTCCAGTTGTGTTTGAAACTGGGTAAAACTCTCCGTCGTCCCCAAGTTCAATCAAACCACCGGCTGCAACTGTACCTGAAGTTCCACCCATTTCAACGGAGGTGAAACCTTTAGTTACAATCCAACCATAGGTTCCTGTAGTTAAGGTCGAATGTTTAACCACTCCGACTAGGAAATCGGCTGAAGTTGTAGAAGAGACAGTTACAGAATAGCCCGTAACCGCACTTAAAATACAGCCATTACCTGGATTTATTTGTGAGTTACCAGCGTTATAGACATAACGGTAAAGTTCATCACCTACTTTACGCTCAGCACCAACCTCAACGGAGTTAGTAGCCGTAACGTTAGAAACGCCTTCGAAAAAGACTTGTTGTTCATATGGTCCAGCCATAATTTATACTCCTTTTGATTAGCTAGTTAGTCCAGTCAATGCACCAAGTAGACGGTTGTTACCAGAGGTAAATGCCATCATGCTATAAATTTTGGCTACCATCACGTTCTGATCCAGAGGCTTCTGGAAAGGCTCGAAACGCATATCCTCGTCTCTATGGACATAGAGTTTCACTACGTCCTCATTGATGAAGAAAAAGTGGTTAGCAGGAGCATGGGAATCAGCAATAACTGGTATTCCGTTGAACATAAGAGAGGAAAAACCACCCTTAGCAGTATCAGAATCTGTAAACCTTTGTTGTGGTTGCAACAAGGAGTAGTAGTAGTTGAATACCGCACGAGGGCATAGAGCTACTGTCGGGGCCATGTTGTCTACTGTGGCATCGTTGTAGACCGCTTGAAGTGCAGACATTGAAGTAACAGTTGTAGTTGAGTCTACGTTTGACTGCCACCAGCTGTAAGTAGATTGACTAATTCCACCTACGGTCTGGTCTGTTGCACAGAAGTCACGAAGACCAACGATAGACTTAGCATCAGAACCATCTGAGTAAAGACCAGTTCCGATTCGGTCTAACATGGACTTTTCTGCATTCTTCATCTTTGACTTAACAAAGTTAAGTTTTGCAGCGTCACCACTGTTCTTTAGTTCGTCACTTCTCTTGATAGAGATGTTTTCATAAATTTGCTTCCAAGAGTAATCTGCAGAAGTGATTACGTCTGTGTCTGAAGTGTCAAGAGTGTCAGCTCCTGAGTACCAGCCACCAGCGCCGTTGATAGCATACTCCAACGGAACCAAAATCTGAGTACCACCGTCGATCTTGACCATAGATCTTTCTTTGATCCGACGAAGGTAAGGGTTTGAGTCAAAAATATTATCTTCTAGCTTCGGCACATAATATTTTTCAGTGATCAGTTTGTTATCCCAAAGGCTTTTTATCCCTTGGTTCTAGACCTTGATTTAAGCCTAGCTCAGCGTACATCATCACCTACTTGAGGTGTCGGACACTCTTGGGAGGATTATATTCTTTTTCAAGGTTCACCTCCTACGCGTTACGGTGGTTAGACTTGTTATGGTCTAACTTACCTCGGTGTTGGCGTCTCAGCTTTTCACCGATTTTGCCCGATTTGCAACACGCCTCTCAGCGTGAGGGGCCCATCAAGCCGAAATCTGATCGTATGTTAAAGCCATGGTACGTCCCTTAAGATAGAGTTTAATTGTTGTTTAGGTATATTTGTCCACAATCCAATTATGAAGTTGGTCCGAGGACATATTCCTATAATTTGCCGGGTAATCCATTTCACTATTACCTTTGGAAGGAGCTTGAGACGTACCAAGTAATCCCGCCTTAGATCGTTGTTTGATATCACCCGCCATCTGTTCTTTTGCTTCGTTCCTCGCGCGTTCCACCAGTTTATCATGGTAAAAGGCCTTAAAAGCAGGTTCAAAGCGACCAATACTGTTTTGTTCAGCATAGTCTAAGACCTGTTGTTCTAAAGTCCTCCCCGTGTCTGGATCTGTTTGACTAAAGTCTATATCAGAATACTGATTTTTGACTTGGTCAACCGCACTTTGATACGCCGCATCGGCCCTTTCGGCCTTTATATTCTCAACAAAAGACTTCAGCTCGTTAAATTCGTTAAGGAATTGCGAGGGTACGCCTTGCTGTTGTAATTGCTCTGTTTGCCCTTGGTTTTGTCCTGTAATGTCAAAACGTGTTTCCCATGTTTTGTGGAGGTGATCATTCCAATCTGGGTTTTCCTGGGCAAATTTATCAATCTCTCCATACTTCTTTTCTAATTCTAAAACATGTTGCTGTTTTTGTTCAAACTCTGTCTGCTGACTTTTTAGATCCTGCATATGTTGGGCATAATTATACCCTTGGCTGGCTCTTTTTAGAATAGTGTCCAATGGTTCTTTTATAGTCTTACCATTGGCGGAATATTCGTATTCTTGTGTCGGCGGTTGTTCTTCTGGCGCAGATTGTAATACAGGTTCTGTTGCCTGTGTCTCTGTCTGTGCTTCACTTTGAACTTCCGCTATCATCTGCTCTGTTGTTGGTTCTGATTGCATAACTAACCTTTACACTGGTCTTACATCTGCTGCGCCTGCTTCTTGTGGGGCTGGACCAGAAGGTGCTCTACCACCTTGCCTTGCTTGGCTTACCTCACCCACTAATTGCTCATATCCAGCCATCAATTGGTCTACTAAAGGTTTAGACTGTGGTGCAGCTTGTTGCACATACTGAGCTATTAATAACAGACCATTGCCAACATTTTGAAATAATTTTGCAATTTCTTGACCTTCGGCCTGCTGTTGTTGTCCTTGTTCTGGCATTGCCATGTTAGGCTCCTTGTGCTTGTTGAGGTGGTTGTTGCGCTGCTTTCTCTGTCATTCTTTGAAGAACAGCTTCAGCATTGGGAAATTCTATACCTTTTAATAGTTCTTCGGCATCAATGATTTGTCTGTCGTATAAAGCAAATAATTTTTGTTCTCGTTCTGCTTTGGCAAAAGGTAGACCTGAGACAGTTGAAACTTTTACATCAAATTCTCCGGCTAGTACCCTTTCCTCGGTTTCTTTAGGCATCATTTTGCCTGTCATTTCATCTTTTTCAAGCTCTGTAATAATAACCTTGGTGAGTCTTTCGCCTTCAAATTCAACATTTTCCGTTGAGAATTTAAAATAACGCTGTCCTCCGTCTCGTCCTGTAACTCTTCTGACTCTTGGTACAGTATAGTTTCTGAGGGCGAATTGAATATATTGACGACCAAATTCACGGAGGAATGTATCCATATTACGCGTTTTTTGTCTGATTCTCGTGCGACCTGTCTCTTGTAGTGCCTCAATGGCGCGAGCCGCCGTGACCCCTGCTGGATTCGCTCCACGGGTAACCTCCTGAGAGCCTGAAACATCATCAAACCATAGTTTCATTCTATCAATAAGTTGCATCACATAGGGTTGTAATTGCGTGCCTTCGGCTCGCCTTACTTCTGATCCAGGTTCTTTTTCTATTACCGCACCTGGAATATTAAATAGGTTATCGGTATCAACGCCTGATTCTGTGTCCACGATCCAAATCGGGTTACCCATTAAAGTTAAAACATCTAAGGCAAAGGATACCAACTTGTTAAATATTTTTTGCGGCCCTTCCATTTGTTCAACATCGCTGATTCCGTACCATGATCTAGGATCAATGTAATTAATCAGTTTTTGGACAGGAATGGATTTGTCATCAGATTCTAATTCAGAGTCCTCTAAGACAACATTACCGGCGACTACAACCTTTCTACCTCGAGGATATTTTAATTTAGTCTCAAATACGGTCTCTTCGTCGCCATTATCATTGGTAAATGTTTTTTCCTCTTCCACCGTATCAAGCGGGCGACACCAAAGGGTGATAACCAAAGCTTCGTCTTTGTTGGCACGGTCCGCAGAAGGCTGGCCCTCAATAACAGCTCGGTTGTCGGCTGGTGACCTGTATCTAATGTCTCTGAGATCTGTTTTTGCCGCTTCCCAAAGATCATGAAGATCGGACTTAACAAAGCGGCCTTTTTCAGGCCATGTCTGACGTATTTTATCAAGGTTTTGTGGTTCCGCATAAATAAACCATGTCGCCTTTCTTTGTGTGTTAATATCCGAAGTTCCAGGTTCTGGATATGCGTAGATTGGCTCTAAACTTTTCCAAGTAATTTGACCTAAACCATAATCAGCTTCAGGATCAAATCCTATATGTGATAAGGCTGTGCCATAAATATGGGAATCATAGAGATTTTCTAAAAGGACATAATTCCAATCATTTCTGTCCCAATCTGAATCTACTAAATCATTTGCAAATGATGCAAAAGGAATATCCTGTGGCTCTGTTGCGATATATTCGATCCTAGGTCTGGCATCTGTCATTAAGGGGACTTGGTTTTGAATGGCTGTAAAGATTAGGTTGATTACTTCGCTATGGCGATAGCTCGGCCTTTTTTGCCGCCATTGTTTTCCTCGGAAATCATGATAATAGTCTTTCCATCGTTCTATATAAGGCTCTCGCCATGCCCTTGATTTGCCCATAAGTTTACGGACAAATTTAACCGTCTCTTGCTCTTCTGGTGTGGGTGTGTATTGATCGGTTATACCATCTGGATTAGGTTGTTCTCTTGGAGAATGTAAATCTTGTGGTTGTTCTATCATAGTTTAGCCCATTCCTTCGCCATTCTCTTTTCTCGTCGTTTTTCGAGCTCATTATACATAGTATCTGGTGATGTTGAACCTACTTCCTCAAGGCCTTTTTGTCTTAGTATTTGTTTTTTATGACTTTTTCCCTTAATAACACAGCCTAAAGTTGGCTCATAATAGGGTTGCTGCATGCTAGACTTTTCAAGATTAGAAATTGCGATAAGGCGCTTAGTTTGACCTTCACCGCACTTTATACATATCTCTTTTTCATCTATGTCAGCTACGGATTTGATAACATCAAACTCATATTCACAACCTTTGCAACGGTATGGATATTGTGGCATTTCTCCTCCTAAATGTCACCATGTCTCGTGTCTCTTGCTCCGTATAGATTTTAACCGCTTTAACTTTTGTTCTATGCTTTCACCCTGTTTAGATCTTGTATCATTTGGGGTTTTGGGCCTAAGTTTCTGTACTCTTTTTTTAGCTATAGATACTAAACAATAACGTAAAGAGTCTAAAGAGTGATCATCTTGTTTAACCGGGTTTGGATCCTTATCATCTTGGTCGGGTTTTAAATCCTTTTCATCTGGCCAGTGATAGTTTTCAAATTCATCTAAGAGGTTGGGGCAAGAATCTTTGAAAACTTGAAACTTTGCATCTTTGATGAGGGTATATACTAAATCAACACCATTTTTTACGTCATTGTTTGCTGGTGATGCTGGAAGCCCTGCTCGGTTGAGTTCCTTGATTGAGCCTGGTTGATCTGGACCACAATAAAAACGTTGAATATTCCATATCTTCTGCCTCTGTTTTAGTATTTCGACAATTTCGGATATGGTTTGTCTAGTTTGAACCACCTCAGATACTGCGATGTAACGGCCTGTGGGTAACTTAGCAATAATAGTGCAGGCAAAAGGCTGGGTATAACCCCAGTCTATGCCTGCGAACACCAGATTACTATCAGGTAGCGTATACGCCTTTATAACGTTTATGTCTTCATCAAAACAATCATATACCAAGCCTTCCATCTTATTCGGTCTACCGCCATACATCATGGCAAACCTGGCCGGGTTCATTGTCTTTTTAGCCTTTTCGTATTCCTCTTCTGGAAAGTAAGGATTTTCTCTAGATTCAGCCTGACAAAGGTGCACATCGTCTCTAATACCTCTTTCTGTTTCCCTTATTAATTCCTTAGCTACCCAGTTAAAGGAATAAAGAGAGGTCGTCAGAACGATAGGACATTGCTTGAATCTAGACCGCCCCTGAATATTGACCCAAAAATAATAGGGATAAAGCCCAGCCTCATCACCCCAAATGCCATAGACATTCGTTATACCTACGATTGAGTCAGGATCTGTAGCCGTTCGACAAAAGACTTTGGCCCCGGATGAGACTTCAAATACAGCATCGGCCTTTTTATATTCACCGCAGCCTTTCATGATATCCAAAAAAGCTGGCAATGTTGCCTGTTGCATAATTTTAAAATTAGGTGCGGTTATGATATAATTACAGTTTGGCCCTGGATTTTCATGTATCCAAAGTTTCATTTTTACCGCACCCGCTCGGGTTTTACCCCACTGAATACCAGTTGAACATAAGGTTATGCGTTTAGTTGAGAATACAGCTTGCTCTTGTTTGTCGGTATGCGGTTCAAAAATCACACTCTAGTAAATCCGTAGGCTATACAGTTAAAGGCATCAACACCCGTTGTGTCGTCTCTCACTCTTAATATGATTTTGTCACTTGTTCCAGGTCTTAAACGAATACCCCAAGGAATACCAAAGACATTTTTAAAGTCTAATACAGGTAAGTAACCTTCTGAGGTTGATTCTACATTTGAGGCCCTAAATGCCCCAGCACCATCACCAAAAGACGGAATACCTAGGCATAACCGCACAAAGTCAAAGTTAGTTTTCAAAGCGTCGGCGATGGTTGTTGTCCCACCGTCAGTGAAATACTCAAGTTGGCAACCGTTTGTTAGTGCGGTTATGTTTCCAAACTTGTTTAAAGTTGCGGAAGCGTCAGCGATTACAAACGAAAGACTAGAAATATAAAGGTCATAGGTAGAATCGGCCTGTACCCAAAACTCAACCGCAGTAGAAGAACCATCCACTTGCATGTCATTAGACCCCGACGAAGTACCATCATCGGTCATAAACTGCCTAAATACTTGTCCCCTACCCTGGGGGGCAGGTGGGGGCAAGCCTTGGTCTTGGACATATAAAGCGTTTTCGTCAGTAACGCCTACAGCCGTGGCATTAGCGCCGCTGATTA